AATGCAGTCAATGCAAATCATCCTATCTGAGACAAATCAGAAATTAATTATTCAAGGGGAATTGGTATCTAATTTAAGAACACAGGTATTAAATACCCAAAGCATGTTGGAGAAAAAAGACAACCAGTTAAATGCTCAAAAAAACGCTACTATTTCTCTACAAAAGTCATTAAAAAAAGAAAGACGAAAAACCAAATTATATAAAATCACCTCTACAATTGGAGGTGCGGCTATTCTTCTACTTTTAGTACAAAAATAAATGGCTGAGAATTTAAAAAGTATAATAAAACAAGAGTTCATAAAGTGTGCCCAAGATCCGGTATATTTTATGAAAAAATATTATATGATTCAAAACCCAAAACTGGGTAGAATCAAATTCAATCTATATCCCTTCCAAGAAAAAGTCCTCCGTCATATGCAAAACGAGGACTATCTTATTATCAACAAATCTCGACAGTTAGGTATATCTACTTTATGTTCTGCATTCGCCTTATGGATGATGTTGTTTCAAAAAGATAAAAACGTACTGTGTATCGCAACCAAGCAAGAAACGGCGAAAAACATGGTAACTAAGGTGAGATTCGCGTATGACAATTTGCCCCAATGGCTGAGGATAAAAACAGTAGAACATAACAAATTATCGCTGAGACTAGCTAACGGTTCTCAAATTAAAGCCACATCAGCATCATCAGATGCGGGACGTTCAGAAGCAGTATCTTTGCTATTAATAGATGAAGCTGCCTTCATCGATGGAATTGATGAGATATTCGCTTCAGCACAACAAACCCTAGCAACTGGTGGGGGCTGTATCGCCTTATCTACACCTTACGGTACAGGTAACTGGTTCCATTCAACATGGGCTAAAGCAGAAGCAAGAGAAAACACATTTATACCAATTCGGTTACCATGGACTGTACATCCAGAGCGTAGCCAAACTTGGAGAGACGAGCAGGATATTATCCTAGGAAATAGAATGGCAGCACAGGAATGTGATTGCGATTTTAGCACTTCCGGGGAGACTGTAATAGAACCTGACATTTTAAACTTCTATGAAAAAACATTCCTTCAAGAACCCGTTGAAAGACGAGGAGTTGGTGGAAATCTATGGATTTGGGAAATCCCAGACTATACAAAATCATATGTTGTTGTAGCTGACGTTGCTCGGGGTGATGGAAATGACTTTTCCGCATTTCATATATTAGATATAGAAGAGGCTACCCAAGTAGCTGAATTTAAGGCACAAGTTAGTACAAAAGATTATGGTAATATGTTATTTGCCATAGCAACCGAATATAACGATGCTCTACTTGTAGTAGAAAATGCAAATATAGGTTGGGCTGTAATACAGCAATTAATAGATAGAGGGTATCGTAATTTATATTATTCCCCTAAAATGGACATGGCAATGTCTAACGCAGACCAATATCTTAACAAGTTCGAGAACGGGCAAGGTATGGTACCTGGATTTACTACATCAATGAAAACAAGACCACTTGTTATCTCCAAAATGGTTTCATATCTTCACGAAAAATCCGTAACGGTTCGTTCAAAAAGACTGTTAGAGGAATTGAGAACATTTGTTTGGAAAAATGGTAAAGCACAAGCATTATCAGGATACAATGATGATTTAACTATGGCGTTTGGTATTGGAGTATTTTTAAGAGACACAGCACTACACTTTAGACAACAAGGTGTAGATATGGCACGAGCAGCACTTGGAAGTGTTCACTCAACTAACTACCAAGCTCCCAACATTTACACATCAAATACAAGTATGAAAAACCCATACGAAATGGAAAACCCACATGGCGGTAAGGAAGATATTTCCTGGTTATTGGGATAATTAATATTTATTACATATATACAAAATGGCAGATACTTCATTATTTGGTAGATTAAGACGATTATTCTCCACAGACGTTATAATTAGAAACGTAGGAGGAAATCAACTTAAAGTAGCTGATTCAAACCAGATCCAGTCACTAGGCCAACTGCAAACAAATTCACTATTTGACCGATTTAACAAACTATATAGTACAGTAGGAGGTATAAATTACATTACACAACAACAAACAAATTTCCCTTCTACACGAATTCAACTATATACTGACTACGAGGCAATGGATACAGATGCTATCGTAGCTTCTGCCTTAGATATTGTAGCTGATGAAGCTACTTTACGTAATGATATGAGCGAAGTACTACAAATTCGCTCCTCAGACGAAACTGTACAAAAAATCTTATATAACCTATTTTATGATGTTTTAAATATCGAATTCAACCTATGGAGTTGGACTCGTAACATGATCAAATATGGTGATTTTTATCTAAAATTAGAAATATCTGAAAAATTTGGTGTTTATAATGTTGTGCCATTCTCCTCTTATACTATTTTAAGACTAGAAGGTACAGATCCACAAAACCCCTCAGATGTAAAATTCAAATACGATCCTAGCTATTCAGTATCTGAAAACGCTTTAGGTTTCCAACAAATTAACCCTGCATTTGGTGTTAATACTGGTACAGAAGTTATATTTGATAACTACGAAATGGCGCATTTCCGTCTATTATCAGATTTTAACTATCTACCTTACGGAAGATCGTATCTCGAACCAGCTCGTAAGATCTGGAAGCAAATGACATTGATGGAAGACGCAATGTTAATTCACCGTATTGTACGTGCACCTGAAAAACGTACTTTCTATGTAAACGTAGGTAACATTCCACCAAATGAGGTAGAGACTTACATGCAACGAATGATCAACAAGATGAAGAAAACACCTTATGTTGATCCAAATACAGGTGATTACAACTTAAAGTTCAACATGCAAAACATCTTAGAGGATTTTTATATTCCTGTAAGAGGTGGTGACCAAACTACACGTATTGAAACTACAAAAGGTTTAGATTACGCTGCTATTGAAGACGTTACTTACTTAAGAGACAAACTATTCTCAGCACTTAAAGTTCCAAAAGCATTCTTAGGATACGAAGCTGATCTAGAAGGTAAAGCAACACTTGCTGCTGAAGATATCCGTTTTGCTCGTACAGTAGAACGTATTCAAAGAATACTAATTTCTGAATTAACTAAAATTGCACTTGTACACCTATATGCACAAGGATATGATGGTGGTGCTTTAACAAACTTCGAATTACAATTAACTACTCCTTCTATCATTTATGATCAAGAAAGAATAGCTTTATTGAAAGAAAAAGTAGATTTAGCGGGCATGATGATGGATCAGAAATTAATGCCTACAGATTGGATATATGATAATATCTTCCACTTCAGTGAAGATCAATATCAAGAATATAGAGATTTACTTATTGAAGACCAAAAACGTCTATTCAGACAAAACCAAATCCTTGAAGAAGGAAACGATCCTGCAGAATCAGGCGAAGCATATGGTACACCACACGCATTAGCCTCATTATATGGAGCAGGTAGATATCCTGGATCAAAAGGAGTACCATCTGGGTATAACGAAAATGATCCTAACTATCCTGAAGGAGCACTTGGTCGTCCTGAAGAAAAAGCCTCAGATTACGGCACACAAGACAGCAACTTAGGTAAAGATACACTAGGTAGAGATAGAATGAAATCCAAATCAGGGACAGAAGAAAGACCTGGTCTATCTAATACAGGTTTAACTGTAGAAAATCTAAGTACTAAAGCCGTATTCGCTAAAAACGAAAAAATGCTAAAAGGTATGTTTCCTAAACAAAAGGTATCTCTTTTTGAAGGCGAAAAGTTATTAGACGAGGATCAAATCCGTGAGGAAATTAAGTAATTTCAATATTTATAACTAGTAGCGCACTACTTATGAAAATAAAACATAATAAATACAAGAACACTGGTATCTTGTTCGAATTGCTAGTAAGAAAAATTACTGCGGACACTTTATCCAATGGAAATTCTAAGGCTGCTGCATTAGTAAAAAAATATTTTACTAAAAGCGAACTTGCCAACGAAAATAAACTGTATCAAGTAATAAACAATTCAATTTCTCTATCAGAAGGTAAAGCCGAATCAGTACTATCTACAGTACTAGATATGTCTAGAAAGTTAGATGGAGAGAAATTAGCCAAGGAAAAATACAATCTAATTCGCGAAATTAAAGAAAATTTCGATATGAATGATTTTTTCGGGGCTAAAATAAAAAATTACAAGCTATTAGCTTCAACATATGTTCTTCTAGAATCATATAATGATAAAAAATTCGCAAACCCCGAATCAATTATCACATCTAAAATTACTATCCTAGAACACATTACATCCCACCCAGATATTAAAATGTCTTTATCACCATTAGTTGAAGAACTAATGTCTTTGGATAAAGGTACACGCGCTCTTACATACAAAATTATGCTTGAAAAGTATAATACAAAGTTTGACGGGTTAAGTAAAGAACAAAAAGAAGTACTTAAAGAGTACATCAATAGTGCAAGCGACGCTCCTAAACTCAAAGAATTTTTAAATACAAAATTCAAGGGTATATCTGCTGTGCTGAAAGAAAACGTAGGTAAAATAGAGGACCCTGCACTTAAAATAAAAATTCAAGAAGTTATAAACCTTATCGATCCTATCCTAGAGACTAGAAAGTTAAAAGACGATCATTTAGTTGCGCTACTACAATATCTCGATCTTTCTAATGAAATAGTGACAGTATGAAACTAAAAGTAACAGGTTTAAAGCAAGAGATGAGCACCACTGGAACTGGTGCTTCCTTTGCAGCTGGCTCCGGCGAGCAATATGCCTCACCTAAAGCGTTTAAAATACGCAAAGATGAAATAGGCGAACCTTTTACTGACCCTAATCCTTCCATTCCAAACCGACCTTCAAAATTTATAGACTACAAACAATTGTTTGAAGATGCTATTGAAGAATTATATAGCCCTATTAAAGATATGACCAGTAGTCAATCAAACATAGGCGATAATTCAGGATACGATATGGATACTCAAGACGCAGCATCTGTATTAGAATTAGCTCAATTTTCAAAAGGAGAATATACTGTAGGGGATACTGAAACTGAAAAAGGTACTAAATATACTGTAACAGATATCGATCCTGAAACAGGAAGAATATCTTGGGATGTAGAATATGTTCCCGCATTCGATTCTGTCTATAAAGAATTTGACGATTTACGTAAAGTAATTGCTAAATTAGATCAAAAAACAGACGACAAAGTGGTAGACGATATTGCTGCTAGAATCAAAACTGAATTCAACAGATATCGCACTCACATCAGAAAAAATTACCCTGAAGAATATAAGAAATTCACAATAAACGAAGCACGTTATACTCAATTTAAAAAACAATCTCAATTCCGTACACCTACACAACAATTGCATATGGCTGTACGTGAAATTAGACGTAAAATTGACGAAATAACTAAAGTCGTATCGTTTACTGAACGAATGCGTACAGAATTAAAAGCAAGCAACGAGGGAATGTCATATTTGAACCGTACCCGCGAAGCCATTACAAAAATTAACGAGAAACTACAAGAATTAAATAACAGAATTAAAGGACTAACTGAATAATGGCAAAAGGTATTAACCTGGTTTCATACGCTGAAAAACCAAAAGTAAAAAGACCTGGTGTTCACGCTAAAAGCAAAACATCGAAAATAAAAAATAGTAAAAATTACGTCAAGGCTTATAGAGGCCAAGGTAAATAAATATTTATATACATGACAACACAAGACTTATATACTAAGGTAGTAAAGGGCGAAATTACAGAACAAAGCTTCTTGTATGAAGTACGTCGTGATATTAATTTACCCTTCATTACCCCAATGAATAACTTCACAGATACCGTCCAAATCTTGAAGAATAAAGGGATGATCTCTGAAAAGCAAACCAAAGAATCAACAGGCAAACAAGAAGTTGAAATTATCTCAAAGACTATCGATATGGTTAACCCATACGAATATTCTAGAGGTATGGATATTGAACTTGGTGTTGAAAATGAAGCTGTTGGTAATTCTGAAATTACAGAAGACGACATTAAAAAAGCCCAAAAGAAAGTCCTTAAAAATCTTACTAAGAATCCATCATATTATTCCCAAAAACGTATCGATTCAATGGGTGATAGCGAATACGAAATAGAAGTAAACGCTAAATCAATCGCTGCATTAGAAAAGAAAAAAGGAAAAATTATCCGCGAAGGAGATGAAGATTTTGACGGATTCGCATCAGAAGATGAAAAAGAAAATTACTATCTAGATTTAGATACTTTAGACGAACACGGAGAAGAATATGATAGAGTAGCTGATGTAAACGCTGATTCAACTCCATTAGAAGAAGAAAGTGTTGAAGAACTAGGTAGATTACGTGATTCTATTTACGAAAAATACGCTAAGAAATATGGTGTAGATGTAGATGAACTTAAAGATAAAGTTGAAGCACGTAGAATGGAAATGGAAGCAATCGAAGTAGACAATGAGCAAGACGCAATCAATGTCCAAAAGAAAGCACCCGAAGCTGATGTTCGCATAGTAAAAAAATAAGATGGCTAAAAATCTATTAATAGAATATTCCGTATTTACCCCTAAACGTACCCAATTAACAGAAGGTATCGCAGGTAGTAAAAATTTAATGGTTGAAGGTATCGTACAACGTGCCGAAGAATTTAACCATAACGGAAGACGCTATCCATTTGATATTCTAAAAAGAGAAGTTGATAAATACATTGGAGGACCTATCGCTGAAAATAGAGCATTAGGTGAATTAGACCACCCAGAATCATCTGTTATCAACTTAAAAAACGCATCACATAATATTAAAGATTTGTGGTGGGATGGTAATGACTTAATGGGTAAAATTGAGATATTAACTACACCATCTGGAAACATATTAAAAGAGTTATTTAAAAACGATATTACTGTTGGTATATCATCTCGTGGTATGGGCTCTGTTTCACAATTAGGTGAAGGTAGAGTAGAAGTAGAAGACGATTTCGAACTACTATGTTGGGATTTCGTATCAACCCCATCAACACATGGTGCATTTATGAGACCTACTGGATTAAATGAAGGTAGAGTACATAGAGCAACTAACAAATACACAAAACTTAACGAAATTATATCAGACATTATCTGTACTCAATCAGGTATTTGCTGTTTAAGATAATTCCCTCGGACGCTACCGAAGGCAGGTGTAGAAGACCTTACAGAAATGTAAGGTTTTTCTGTTTTTCTAAATCGTTATATATTTATCTACAGATAAGATAGATATTCCCAATAATATCTCACTCAGATATATAAACTCTTATATTACTTCCCTTAATAAGTAATTCCGACAAAAATTTATTAAAAATGTCAAACACAAAGTTTTTCAACGATGCTATCGCTGAAGCTAAAGCAATCCGTGAGACTGCTCTTGCTAATGCCAAGCTTGCTCTTGAAGAAGCTTTTACTCCACAAATCCAATCTATGTTAGAGAAAAAATTAGCTGAAGAAGCTGATGACATGGATGAGGCTAAAGACATGGACGAGGCGAAAGCCAAGGATATGGATGAAGCAAAGGATATGGACGAAGCTAAAAAAGACGTAGACGAGGCTAAGAAGGACATGGACGAAGCAAAATCCGATATGGATGAAGCTAAGGACATGGACGAAGCAAAAGAAGTAGAAGAATCTCAAGTAGAGGAAGCTAAAGTAGAAGAAGCACAAGTTGACGAGAAAAAAGACATGGACGAAGCTGCTGTAGAAGAAGCATCCGACATGGAAGAAGGTTCAATTGAAGAAATTGATCTTGATGAATTATTAGCTGAACTTGAAGCCGCTGAAGGCCAAGTATCAGAAGAAACTGTAGAAGAAGCACCTGTTGCTGAAACTGAAATCGCTGAAGAAGAAGCTCCTGTAGTAGAAGCTGAAGACGAAGACGAGGTAGGTGAAATTACAGTAGATGAATTAAAAGACATTATCCGTGACATCCTTGCTGATGTAATGGGTGGTGGCGCTGGAGAAGAAGGCGAAGAAGAAATGGAAGATCTTAGTGACCTAGAAGGTGACGAAGAAATTGAAATGGGCGCTGAAGAAGAACTTGAATTAGAAGGTAAAAAAGAAGTTGAAGAAACTAGAGCTGAATTAAACGAAGCTATTAACGTAATCAACACTTTGAAATCTGAGCTAAACGAAGTTAATCTACTTAATGCTAAACTTCTCTATGTGAATAAATTATTCCGTAGCAAAACTATGACTGAATCACAAAAGGTAAAAGTAATTAATGCTTTTGACCGTGCTGAAACAGTTAAAGAGGTTAAGAATATTTTTGAAACTATTAAGGATGCAGTAACTGCTGAAACTAAGAAACCTGTGAACGAATCTCGTTCATTTGCTTCTAAAGCAGCTGGTGTTGCACCAACAAAACCAATCGTAGAAAACAATGATTTCGTAGCTAGAATGCAAAAGCTAGCCGGAATTATCTAAAACACATTTAAAATGTCAAACGTAGTAAATCAACTATTAGAGACCGCTAACCCTTACAAGTCAGTACAAAAAGATGCTGCTAGACTTGCTGGAAA